CGTTCTCGGCATTGTGCCACAAGACCGTGTCGTCCAACTCAAACATATACATTTGGCTTAGGTACAACGGCACTGACGTAGCCCGCAGTAACACCAACGTAGACGTCGCCGGCGGAAACCCGAACAATATGGCCGTCTCGTTTATCCTGCCGTGCACCACGGTTGGCGACTATTACGAATTATTCTTGGTTGGCGACACTACGACCTGCCAATTGCTTGCGACGCCCGCAGTTGTCGGACCGTCAACGCCCGTCATGCCAGCCGTCCCGTCGATAATCGTCACTATCAACCGCGTATCTTAAATCTAACCTCAACCCAAGGAAAACCCAATGACTACCGTTACTTTTACCCCGCAGGAAATAAACGTGCTTCAGCAGTTGCTCGATATCGCAGTTAAGGCCGCCGGCATGCAAGCCGCAGAGGCCGCTGTTGTTCTCAGCAAGAAGCTCACAGAAGCCGCCGCGCCGGTAGCTGAGCCAGTTGCGGAGGTCGCCCAGTAATGCCCCCCGCATTGATGAGCCACGTCGAAGATCCGGCCAATGAAATCCGCAAACGCATTGGCGACATCTCACAGATCGAGGTGCTGCACAATCAAATCCTGGTTGGCGTTTACATTCGTCCCGAGAAAACCAAGGGCGGCATTCTGTTGACGTCTCAGACGCGAGACGAAGACCGCTACCAAGGCAAGGCCGGTCTGGTTCTCAAAAAAGGCCCGCTTGCCTTTGTCGATGACGACAACAACAAGTTTCACGGCCAGAACGTCGATATTGGCGACTGGGTGTTTTACCGCGTTAGTGACGGCTTCCCGCTGGTGCTCAACGGGACGCTGTGTCGCTTGCTTGAGGAAGTTCACGTTAAAGGCAAAATCCCTAGCCCTGACGTCGTGTTTTAGGCCTTCGGTGTCCGAAAGGGCATGGGTTCTAGGTCCCCGGTCACCTAGCGAAGAAAGACCGGGGCAACCCTGATGCCGCGCGCTGCGGATGGAGAAACAGATGAGTGAAGAACCAGAGATCGAAGTTGAAATCGAACAGGACGCCCCTGTTGTCGAAACTAAAAAAGATGGCAGCGAAGACGCCATCGCATTTGCTATTCGTGAGCAGGCCAAGGAATACGAAGTCAAGCTCGTAGCAGAACGTGAGGAAAAGGAAGCGGCACGCCGCCGCGCCGATACCGCCGAACGTGAAGCCCGTGTTGCGACCGCGCGCGTTGCAGACAGCGACCTTGATAGCGTGACTAATGCAATCTCAATGGTCGAGATGCAACGCGAGAAGGTCAAGCGTCAGCTCAAGGACGCAATGGAAGCCGGTGACTTCGACGGCACTGTAAAGGCTCAAGAAGACCTGTCCGAAGCGATCACAAAGCTGAATGCGCTCAAGGAAGGCAAGAATTACATTGAGCAGCGCAAGTCAGAGCCCGTCAATGTTGACCCGCAGGAAGCGTACATTGGCAAGTTTACTCAGCGATCGCAGGAATACCTGCGCCAGCATCGGGAACTGGTCACGAACGAAAACAAAAACAAGCGCATGATTGCTGCCCACTACGAAGCTGAAGCCGAAGGCCACAAACCGGACAGCGAAGCCTACTTTCAGTTTCTGGATAACAAACTTGGGTATGCGGACGCGCCGAAAAAGGCTCCATCGCGCATGCCCGCAGGTGCGCCCGTGTCCCGCGGCAATGGCGACATTCAATCCGGCGGCAACGGCAACGTCATCAAGCTTTCGTCGGGCGAGGCTCGCGCCGCAACCGATGGATCAATTGTCTGGAACGCTGGCGCGAACAAAGGCGAGCCAATCGGCGTGAAGGAATATGCGCGCCGCAAGTCCCTGATGATTAAAAACGGCCAATATGCCGACGCAATGCAGTAAAGGAAGAACCCAATGGAACCCCGCACTCGTATGAACAAGCGCGAAATGGACAAAGAACCGATCCGAGAGACGGTTCGTGAGCCAAGCCGATCCAAGACCAAAGAAGTCATTGGCCGTAACGGCAAGGTATTGTCCCGCAAGCGCGGCAATAACATCGACAAGTTTCACGTCCCGGCCCACTTGATCCCGCCTGGCTGGGATTATGAATGGAAGCGTGAAACCATTTTGGGTCAGGAAGATTCGGCCCATATGCGTTCGATGTCCGAGAATGTATGGACGACCGTTGATGCCAGTGCTCACCCCGGTTTTTTTATGTCCGACACCTATACCGGCCCGATCCGCCGCGACGGCATGCTTCTGATGGAGCGCCCGATTGAGCTTACCAAGGAAGCGCGCCAGGAGGACTACACGGCGGCGCGCAACCTTATGGATTACCAGCGCCAGCAGCTCGGTCAGATGCTGCCGCGTGGGTTTGACGGCGTACGTCCTCAAGTAAAGCAGACTTATGAGCCTTCTGACGTCAGTCGGCCACGGTTGGCTATTGAGGATTAACTAATACAGGGCGCATTGCCCTGTACGGACTGCGCTCAGGTGCTCTGAGTGTCTCAACCGCTCGATTTTGGCGCGCGCCAGATTAGAGCTTTTCCATGAAAGAAGGATAGACAAAAATGTCTAATACTTTTGCACCGTTTGGGTTTTCCCAAGTGGGTGGGAACGCGGGCGCTGCGCCGAACTTTGAGCAGGCCGCTTATCCCATTTTGTACTCTGATAGCACTAAAATCTACACCGGCGACCCGGTGAAAATCGGTTCTAACGGCTATATCACCGCGTGGACCGTAGGCACTGGTGTTTCGCAGTTGTTTGGTGTCTTCGGTGGTTGCGAATACCTCTCGACTTCGCAGAGCCGCGTTGTCTGGTCGCCGTACTGGCCAGGCGCTGACGTTGCCGCCGGTGCTCAGTCGAGCGTCGTTGGTTATGTTGTTCCTGTCTCGCCGGGTTCCGCTCCACGGTTCTTGGTGCAGACTGGCAACAGCAACACGACTGCCTCTGCCGTTACCCAGGGGGACATTGGTCAGAACTGTGACGTCGCAATGGGAACTGGCAACACGCTGAACGGCCGCTCGGGCGCATACCTCGATATGTATACCGCCGCGACGACCTCTACGCTGCCGTTCCGTCTCATCGGTCTCTATCAGGGTGTCGGCAACGGCTCTGATGCGACTTCCGCCAACAACTGGGTCATCGTTTCAGCGAATACGCTGCAGACGACTGGCATTTAAGGAGGGATAACCAATGGCTGTCTCTTTAAGTCAGATTAAGTCGGAACTCCTTCCCGGTCTGTTCGACGTTCGTGGTTCGTATGACATGATCCCGCGCCAGTGGGATAAGGTCTTTACGACCCATAAGTCCAACATGGCTCTGGAACGTTCTAGTCAGATGCGCTTCCTCGGCCTGCCGCAGCTTAAAGCGGAAGGCGGCGCCACCGCGTTCGACAATAACGCTGGTGAACGTTGGGTGTTCAACTTTGAACATCAGGAAGTCGCCCTCGGTTACGCGATCACCCGTAAGGCGATCGACGACAACCTCTACAAGGCGCAGTTCAACCCGACGAACCTTAAGCTGCAGGAATCTTTCTCGCAGTTCAAGGAAATCCAGGGCGCGAACATCCTGAACACTGCCACGACGTACAACGCGGCAATCGGCGGCGACGGTCAAGCGTTGCTCTCGGCTTCGCATCCGTATGATGGCGGCACTTGGGCGAATACCCCAAGCACTCAGGTCGATCTCAGCGAGGCCACGCTGTTGCAGGGCATGATTAACGTCCGTACCGGTTTCTACAACGAAGCCGGTCTGCGTATTCTGTCCCGCGCTCGTCGTCTTGTTGTTCCGGCTGCTCTCGAACCGCAGGCTATTCGTCTTACCAAGACGGAACTGCGCCCTGGCACCGCGAACAATGACGTCAACGCGATCCTGACCACTTCGGGCGGTCTGCCCGAGGGTTATATCGTGCTCGACTTCTTGACGTCGAACTACGCTTGGTTCCTGACGACCAACATTGATGGTCTCGTTCACATGCTCCGCATGCCGTTCGAGATGGATATGCAGGTCGACTTCGTGACCGACAACCTGCTCGTGAAAGGCTACGAACGTTACAGCTTCGGCTATAACGATCCGCGCGCCATTTACGGCAGCACCCCGTCCTCGTAACCAACCCTAGAAAGGAGATCCCCCATGGGAACTACTACTTTTACCGGGCCGGTTACGGTGGGCAGCATTATTGACACGAGCGGCAGCGTTCTTGGTAATAATGTTCAGAACACGGGTTTTGTTGAGCTTGTTCAGAAACAGGCGATTACGCAAGCTGCCGGTGGCGGTGGCGGTGCTGGTGTTTATGTGACCAACATTGTTATTCCGGCTTCGAGCACCATTGTGACCATTACCTTCGTCGTCTCGACTCCTTGGACAGGCGTGGCATCAACCCTTGGTATCGGCACAACTGCTTCGGCTACCGCATTGACGACGGCTGCGGCGGTTGCTGGCGGGACCGCTGGGTATATCAGCGTAACACCAGGAACTGGGGCTACTCAGATCGGCAATTGGGTGAATGTCGGAACTACTGACATTCAGATCAAACTCACCTCAACCAACACTGGTTCCGGCGCCGGAACCGTGATTGTCAAATATATACAGACGGTCA